AAGAATTAAAGAGTGCAGGTCTACCAGAAAATTGGGATGGTGTTTACCGTGCTACTTCTAAGTGATTAGCCTTCACCAGAAGATGCAGTCTGATCATCCTCATGCATCTTATTGATCTTCACCTCCGCCGCGACTCGTTCACGTTCGATCGTCTTGCCGCGGAGGTGAAGAACTACATTGACCTTTTGTTGTAGGCGAATTAGATCATTATCCAACATTCGAATACGATCGATCAGGCCGATGAGAATGGTGTTGGTTTCGGATAGAACGGGCTTTACCTCTGTGGTGGCCCATACCCAAACATAGTAAACCATATAACCGACGCCGCCTGCCGCGACAATAGGAAATCCGTATTTACCTATTAGTTCAGCTAATTCACCCATTTTAGTTTAGCGACCTTGGCCTTTATATTTTTTGTAGCAGCGTCTCTTAGCCTTGTTCATTGAAGATGTCTTTAGGATACCACCACCAATGCTTGTGTGCTTCTGTATTCGCACATGAGCAAGAACTGCTGTTTCTTTTGGTTTAGATGATTTAGCCATTTAATCTCTCCTCGCATCATTCTTGCCGTCGGCTCTTGCTATTCGCTCGACATCTGGTTTTAATCCTAGGGCATTAGAGACTACAGTATCAATTCTTACCACATCGTGGTTCATTGTGCGTACGCGATTATCCAGGGCCGTGATGATCCCGGCCATACCCTTGACTGACCCGGTTACTCCAGCAAGGATGAATTTCATGGTCAGAAAAACAAAGTAGCCAGCGGCTCCGGCTGCTGCTATCGGAAATCCTACATCAGCCACAAGCTTAAAGAATATATCCATAGCTACCTCCCATTCACCTATTTAGAAAAAGCCACAAATAACCCTGTACAATATACCTAAAGTAGTGTATAATGATCCTTGTGACAAGACAGGATATACATAATATGGCACTCCTACCTTCTTATTTTACTACCACAAGCACGCGCAAGCGCAAGTCCAAAGCTAAGTCCAAGGCTGTCAAAGCGGCTGAGGCTCAGACAGCTGCGCTGCTAGAAAAGGTAGGTTATCGGGGTGTGGCCAAGCCTGGTAAGGCGCCTGCTTTGGGTGCAGGAGATCAGAGGTTCGAATCCTCTCGCCCCGACCATTCTCTTCCTACATCAGATACGATTCCTGGTGGCACATTTGCCAAGCGCGATATCATGAATGATTGGCGGTGGCAGGCTGGTCGCGAGGAGAAGGCTAGTGTAGTGCAAGCTATGCGCGAAAAGGCCTCTCGTGTTCAACCATTATATAACAAGGGTGGCTATCAGGTCGCATCAGTCAATGATGATCCAGCTACCCTTGGTTCACGTTCTCGGAGGCTTTGATATGATTCCGATTGGTCTAATAAATCGTGGAAATATCTTTCCACTATTATGTGTATCAATCCTCACATCTCATGGTGTAGGTTCTATTCTGGAAAAGATAATGGAACCTGGCTTAAATTGGACATATGTTCTGGCCTTTGGTATCACGACATGGGCCTGGATTCGTCTATATGATTATATTTTCAAAGATATAGTCACCACCTCAATCAGAGGCACTTTACAATTTCTAATTCAAGAAGGTAAAATCAAAGAAAGTGATGTGGATTTAGAAAATGACTGAATATCTGGAATTGAACGGCGATGATTGGCATGATCATTTGCGCCATTCGGTATTGATTGTGTCATTTGACAAAGTAAATGGTGAACGGCGTGATATGACATGCACGTTAGACCGCAGATATTTGCCTATTGATCAGCAAGCCGATGCAGTGATTGCGAAGCCTAATAAGGCTTCCTTGGTTGTATGGGATCTAAATGCTAATGGCTGGCGGAGTTTCCGTCTAGATAGGGTCATCAACATTCAAGAGGTGAGTTATCCATGACTAAACTAAACGTGACAGGTCTCAAGGAAAAGGCTAAGAGTCTTGGACCCGGTGCAGATGGAACCTATGCACATATTGGTGCGCGCGGTGGCACAGAGATGATGATGGATGGTCTGCGTCGTTATGTACCACATGAATTGCTGGACAAGTTTAATATTATCTGTTCTCGTGTAACTGGTCAGGTTGATCCTAACCAGAACAATCTGCTATGGTTGCATGATACTTGGGATGATCCTGAGTCACAGCATCTAGCCGAAGAGGAATCGCGCAAGCGTTTCAAGAGGCTTGTATTTGTTTCAAATTATCAGCAGGCCACATACAATATTGGCCTCGGTGTACCGCATTCAGATGGTGTTGTGCTTCCAAATGCAATCGATCCTATCGAGCCGCATGAGAAGCCAAAGGGTACGATCAATTTGATCTATCACACGACCCCGCATCGTGGTCTAGAATTGCTGTATCCTATATGCGAATATCTCGCAAATCAAGGATATGATTTTCATCTAGATGTGTATAGCTCATTCTCCATCTATGGTTGGAGTCAACGTGATGAGCCTTACAAGGAGCTGTTCCAAAAAATTACGCGGCATCCAAATATGACCTATCATGGTTATCAGCCAAATGAGATTGTGCGTGAAGCCTTGAAGAAGGCACACATCTATGCTTATCCAAACATCTGGCCAGAGACTAGCGCAATCAGCGTGATCGAGGCTATGAGCGCAGGATGTACGATTGTTTGCCCAAATCACGCGGCTTTACCAGAAACAACTGCTGGGTTCGCAGCGATGTATCCATTCACGGAAGATGTGAATGCCCATGCTAATCGCCATGCTTCGGTATTGGCTGAGGTAATTGAAGGATTCTGGGATAATAGCAATCAGAATAAGCTGCGCTTCCAGAAAATGTATACAGATAATTTCTATAGCTGGGAGCTTCGCTCTCGCCAATGGAAAACCTTCCTTGCAAGCATAAAGCCGGAATAATATGAGAAAGCTCAAAGCGCCTATCTCTGAAGCCAAGTACATTGGAGAGGAGCCATCTTGGGATGGCATCACTCCAGATTCCAGTCGTATCATCTATGCATATAACTGGTATCGGGCTGTGCTTGATCCTAAGATGTCACGTGTTATCTTAGGCGATTATATGAAATCAGTCGGCTATTCAGAGGCTGATATCGATATATTAGAACATGTTGAAGATATGCGCTTTGAGATTAATACTCTACCAGCATTAGGTCGCATGGTAATGCGCGGCCTTCAACCTAATGAACGACAAACCATTAGGTTGACGCTGGAATTGGAACAGCTAATTAAGCATGGTCGCGAGCGCAAGGCCGAAAAGGATGCTGCTCGTCGACCTAAGCCTAAGACACAAGCGACTGTGCAGGTTGATGCTGTTGGTGATGTAATGTTTAAGGTCGAATATGCAATCGATCAAGGCGAGCTGGTAGATGTTGGTGGCCTTCTTAAGGCACACTCACCTAAGCCTGCTGACATGGCACCTGAAGCACAAAGGTATGAACGTCTGATTGAAGAAGTCAAGCACGCACTTGACCGCACAGACATGGAATGCGTAGAGTGCTATCGCAGTTATTCAAAAAGACAACTGCGTGATATGCTTGCGCGATATGCTGGAGTGCTTCAGGCCATCAATCTTTATTGTTCAACCAATATCAAAGCTCCAACTCCTCGCAAGGTAAAGCCAAAGACTCCAGCCAAGCTTATTGCAAAGCTGCGCTATCTTGATAAGCATGATGAACTTGGAATCGTGAGTATTGATCCAAAGGATATCATTGGAGCATCGGAGGTTATTCTTTACAATGTACCGCGCAGGTATGTGCAAAGATATGTGGCTCCTCTAGGGTCAAAGCTATCTGTGAGGCGCAGTACGATTGATGGATATGATCCACAGTTGTCAAGCAAAAAGAAGCTAAGGAAGCCAGAAGTTGATTTGCCTAGGTTTTTGGCAGGAGGCAACAAAAGTGTGTCAAAGACCTATGAGGCAGTCAAGGCTAAAGCGCAAGAGGTCAATGGTATGGTAAATCAGCAGACCATTATTTTACGCGCGGTCAAGTAGCCATTGACATGGAGCCAGCTTCCTGGTACAATAGATAGTACATGGATAAAGGCCGAGACAATGATATTGGTTGATTTAAATCAGGTCATGATCAGTAATCTGATGGTGCATCTGGTACACAATAAACAAGTGGTGGACGAGGATCTTGTCCGCCACATGGTGCTTAATAGCTTGCGTGGTTACAAGCAGAAGTTTTCCAGAGATTTTGGTGAGCTTGTAATCTGCTGTGATGACAAGCGTTATTGGCGCCGCGAAGTATTTCCGCATTACAAGGCTAATCGCAAGAAGGATCGCGAGGCTTCTGGTATTGACTGGTCGACGTTGTTTGATACGATGGCCAAGATCAAGGAGGAGCTGCGCGAGCATATGCCATACAAGGTTGTGCAGGTCTCGCGTGCTGAGGCCGATGACGTGATTGCATCTCTGTGCCATTATTACGGCAAGTTTATCAATAGCGATGGTAATGAACCAATCCTGATTCTGTCAGGTGACAAAGACTTCGCGCAACTACAGAAATATGCAAACGTTCATCAATATGCACCGATCCAGAAGAAGATGCTGCCTATTGATAATCCAGAACGATTCCGCCGCGAGCATATCATGGTTGGTGACCGTGGTGATGGTGTGCCTAACTTCATGACAGAAGATGATGCACTGGTTGCTGGTCGTCGTCAGCGTCCGCTATCTCGCAAGAAGATCGAGGAGTGGTGCAGCATGGAGCCTGAGCAGTTCTGTGACGATGCGATGCTTCGTGGTTACAAGCGCAACCAAATGTTGGTTGACCTTGATCTGGTACCAGAAGATATTCAGCAGGCGTGCATTGAAACCTATGAGCAGTTTACGCCTGCATCACGTTCGGCTATGATGCCTTATTTCATGGCAAAGCGTTTGCGTCAACTTACCGAATCTATTAGCGACTTCTAAGGAGGATACAAGTGGCGATTAAAAGCCTTGCTCAAATCGTGAGCGAGATCGAAAAGGAAAAGACCAAGGCTGGTCAGGTCAAGGTCATACAGGAGAATGACAGTAATGCTCTCCGCATGGTATTTGAGTTCACGTTTGATCCGATGCTACAGTGGCTAGTGCCTGACAGTGATCCACCGTATCGCCCAGCGGCCGATACTATTGATCAGGAAGGTCGTTTGTATTCTGAAATCGACAAGCTTGTATATTTCACGAATACACCTGAAGGTCTCAATGTGAAACCAATGAAGCGCGAGCAGCTTTTTATTCAGCTACTTGAGACCGTTGCTCCTGATGACGCAAAGCTATTGCTGCGTATGCGGCGCAAGGAACTTAAGGTCATGTCATGGTCGATCAAGGAAGCATATCCACAAATGACGGCTCATTGGAAATGAATAAAGAAGTTGCGCTTATAATCGGCAATGGTACATCGCGAAAGAATGTCAATCTAAGACACATGGTATCATTACTTGGTAATGATCGTCCAGTGATCTATGGCTGTAATGCAATCTATCGTGAATTTCAACCAGCATTTGATCTACCAGACTATGTGGTAGCTATTGATGATGGCGCTATAACTGAGATTGAATCCAGCGATTTTCCATCATCGCGAGTAATTATTCCAGCCGAGAATGATCGTTGGGAGCCTGCTGAGATGCATGGTGATAAGCCATTTCGGCCTCGGTCGAACGCCGGTATGTGCGCTATGGCTGAAGCTATTCGGCGTGGAGCAAAGACTCTACTTTGCATTGGTTTTGATTCATTCTTGCAGGATGCAGAACAGTCTGTAAGTAATCTGTTTGATGGTACCAATAACTATGGCCCAGAGACTCGTGCAAGTGTGCATGACAATCCAAATCGAGTGATGTTTATGGCTTGGTTTGCAAGAAAGAATCTTGAAATCGATTTCATATTCATCTATCCTGATGGTATGAATGCTGTGCCCATCGGGCAACCAAATACATATCAAGTAACATATGAGGAGCTTTTAGGGTTAGCATGAGAGTACATGTAAGAGGCCAAATGGGTGTGCAACTGATGCAGGCTTTCGTCGGCATCGGTCGATTGGCTGATGACGAGAAGCCTATTCTCGTGGTAAATAGTGGTGGAGATGTACCTGGTGCAAAGACATCTCAGTTACATTTTGTAACGGATCCACAATGTGAAATCCGTGAAGATCATGAGGGTATTCGCAAGACACCATATTGGCATTCTGGTGCTGGCCGCACAGCTTTTCTTGGGCGTGAACGCACAATCCGTTGGCTTCCGTTGCGTGATCATGAATATGATCAGTTGCATGGAAATGCTGTGGTCGTACATGCAAGAGGTGGTGACAAGCCTGTGGCCAGTGTCGATAATTATCGCAAGCTGGTTGACCTGGCAAAGGAACGTCATCCAGATCATAAGGTATATGTCTTATCCGATAGCCGAGACCTGCTTGATGCGCTGGTACCACCAAAGGATGACATCGCCGGCGACGTAGATGAGGATTGGTTCACGATCTTTGAAGCTGACCATGTATATGCTGCTCCATCAGGCTTCGTGATGAGCACGCTGCTGTTCAATCCGCAGAAGAAGGTGACGTTTATCGGGCCTAGCTGGTGCGATGGTAGTTATCCAGCAGTTGCAGATGATTTCACTTTCATCGAAGAGGCAAAAGAGTTTTGCCCTAATCTGGAGGTTCTTGAATGAGAATCGGGCGCCACGACGTCTGGAATGAATATGACGCAGTCGCATCTGTGACTGGCGGTCATACCGAAGCGATGAAGCTAGCACATGCATCATCGATGGCTAATCATATGACGCAGTGTTGGAACATTGCGAAAGAATCATTGATGGCCTTTGGATGCGGTGCTTGGCAGGCTGAGCAGCTTATGTCAAATACTAAAGATATTAGACTGCTAAATGGTTGTGATGAATTAGATCCTACTATTCATGCCCTTCGTGCTTATCTGGGTCGTAGCGCACATAGGTGTCGTCTTAATCTGCGACCAGCACCTAGTTTAGATACCGAAAGCTGTATTGGCACTGGTATTCATGTATTCCGTGCAGATCAGCTTGGTCTACCGCAAGAACAGCAGGAAGCATTAGAGCGGGAGCTATCATCTCCCGCTGCTGCGCTATCAAAGAATGAAACCAATATGGCTTATGGTCGCCGTTGGTTTGAAAATTGCACAGAACTGTTGAATAAGATCACACCTTTCCTATCTGAGGTCACAGGATATTCTGAAGGCACGATCACGGAAGAATTGTCGCGCACTGCATTCGCGCAGCGAGTGATCAATGGCCCTGAAGATAATGATGTGCAGAAGGTATTGCATCAAGACACTTGGCATGATGCATGGAAGCTTTGGTATTTTCCTCGCGCAGTTCGTGATGGTGAAGGCCCATTCAGGTTCGCTCAGTATAGTCATGGACTATCATCCGAACGTATGAGATTGACCACAGCCTTTGCTACCAAAGGAACCAAATGGGAAGAATGGCGCAGCTATGGTCATGATGAAGGATCATGGCGTGTGGATGATGTAGAGCTATTGCGAATGGGTTGTGGTGCTAGTGACGTGACGTGCGCTGCT